GAGTACCTACTCCAGAAAAAACAGACCAAGCAAATAGAGTTAAAGATTTCATGAACTACGAGATCATGGAAAAAATGAAAGAGTATGAACCGGAGTTTGATCAAATGTTGTTCAATCTACCTTTAGCGGGTTCTGCTTTTAAGAAGGTATACTATGATGAAATGGAGCAAAGGGCTGTTTCAAAATTTGTACCTGCAGATGATTTAATTGTTCCGTACACAGCTACCTCATTAGATGATGCGGAAGCAATTATTCATCGTGTAAAAATTTCTGAAAACGATTTACGAAAACAACAAGTTAGTGGATTCTATCGAGATGTTGAATTAGGAAAACCTCAAGATAAAGAAACTGATGTTGAGAAAAAAGAAAGAGAACTTGAAGGAATAACTAAGTCTGGAAAAGACGAAGATGTATTTACTTTATTAGAATGTCATGTGGATTTAGATTTAGAAGGATTTGAACATGTTAATCCACAGACTGGTGAGCCGTCAGGAATTAAGATTCCATATATTGTAACATTAGAAGAAGGATCAAGAGAAATTCTTTCTATTAAAAGAAATTATGAAGTTGGTGATCCTAATAAAAATAAAATTCAATACTTTGTACATTTCAAATTCTTACCTGGTTTAGGTTTTTATGGTTTTGGATTAATCCATATGATTGGTGGATTATCAAGAACAGCAACTACTGCATTAAGACAATTACTCGATGCAGGAACTTTATCTAACTTACCTGCAGGATTTAAAATGCGTGGTATTAGAATTAGAGATGATGCACAATCGATTCAACCGGGAGAGTTTAGAGATGTAGATGCACCTGGTGGAAATTTAAGAGATTCATTTATGATGCTTCCGTTTAAAGAACCTAGTCAAACATTACTTTCATTAATGGGTATTGTTGTTCAAGCAGGTCAAAGATTTGCATCGATTGCAGATTTACAAGTTGGTGATGGCAACCAACAAGCAGCGGTAGGAACTACTGTAGCTCTTCTTGAAAGAGGTAGTAGAACTATGTCCGCTATTCATAAAAGAATTTACTCAGCTCTTAAAAATGAATTTAGAATTTTAGCTAGAGTATTCAAGTTATATCTACCACAAGAGTATCCGTATGATGTCGTTGGGGGTCAAAGAATGATTAAACAATCTGACTTTGATGATAGAGTAGATATATTGCCAGTTGCTGACCCTAACATTTTTTCACAAACACAGCGTATCTCACTTGCGCAAACGGAATTGCAGCTGGCAACCTCAAATCCGCAGATGCATAATATGTATGCAGCATATAGAAATATGTATGAAGCATTAGGTGTAAAAAATATTGATCAAGTTTTAATTAAACCTATGCAACCAATGCCAAAAGATCCGGCGTTAGAACATATTGATGCATTAGGTGGTAGACCATTCCAAGCATTTCCCGGTCAAGATCATAGAGCCCATATTACTGCACACTTAAATTTCATGGCGACAAACATTGCTAGAAACAATCCAATGATTATGGCTTCATTAGAAAAAAATTGTTTTGAGCATATTAGTCTAATGGCTCAGGAACAAGTTGAAGTAGAGTTTAGAGATGAGTTAGTTCAGTTACAACAGATGCAAATGATGATGCAACAGAATCCACAAATGGGTCAACAGATACAAATGCAAGTAAAAATGCTAACTGAAAAAATTGAATCTAGAAAAGCAGTGTTAATTGCTGAGATGATGGAAGAATTTATGAACGAAGAGAAGAAAATTACTTCACAATTTGATAATGATCCAATTGCTAAGTTAAGAGCAAGAGAATTAGACTTGAGAGCAATGGAAAATGAACGTAAAAAACAAGAATCTGATGAGAGAATTAATCTTGATAAGATGAAAACTATGATGAACCAAGCAAATCAAGACGAAAAACTTGAACAGAACGAAGAATTAGCAAAATTAAGAGCTAATACTTCAATTGAAAAAACAATTTTAAGTAAAACTTTACCTAGCACAGACTCAATGATGAAAAATCAAGATAGTATGATGCCAAATATTAGAATTATGAGAGGAGGAAATGACTAAAATGAGAAAAAACATGACAAAACCCGAAAAAAAGATTAAAAAGGTGATGAGGGAATTCAAAAGAGGTGAATTACCTATAGGCAAGTCAAAGAAAAAAGTAAAATCGCGTAAACAAGCGATTGCAATTGCTTTATCTGAGGCTGGAAAATCAAAACCAAGGAGATAAAATGGCAAAACTAGATAATATTAAAGATGTAAAAGTTGGTGAGCAGGAAATTGAGATTGATCCAAGATCAAAAGACACTGCTAACAAAGCTTACAACTATATTGGTACTGGTGGACCTGAAATAGAAGTTCAAGGTCAAGGTGCAGTATTAGCAGAGAAGAAAAGAAAATCAAAAGCATATTAATTTTATGTTCCCGTGGAGTTTAATAGGTACAGCATTAAAAACTGGCGCTGAGATTTATAAGAATAAGAAAAAATCTGAAATTATAATGTCAGAAGCAAGAATCGTGCATGCTGAAAAGATGAAGCGTGGAGAAATTGAGTACAGTGGACAGATTGCTCAAAATCAAAAAGGCGACTGGAAGGACGAATTTGTACTTTTAGTATTGACATCCCCTCTAGCTATTTTATTTTATTCCGTATTTGCTGAAGATGAAGAGATACAAGCTAAGTTAGATTTATATTTTATGAAACTTCAGGAAATGCCATGGTGGATAGTTTCATTATGGGTATCTGTCGTTGCAGCGATATATGGAATCAAAGCAACTGATTTAATTAAAACTAATGGAGGAAAAAAATAATGTCAAATAGAAGATATAACACACAAACTAGAAAAAATTTTTTATCAGGTGGACAAGCAAAATTAGATAAAGATGGTGATGGTAAAATCACTGGAAAAGATTTCGCTATGTTAAGAGGTAAGAAAAAAGATAACAAAAAGAAAAAACCATCAATCATGATGATGGCTATGAAGGGGAAAAGATAATGTCTAGAGAAAACTTAAAAAGTAAGGCAAGTAAACCAAAAAAAGATGAATCAGATTTAAAACCGGATCCAGAGATTTTAAGTAATAGATATGGTAAAAAATTAAAAAAATATCTTGGTTCTAAAGAAACTGAATTACATGCAGGATATAAAAATGATAAACGACCTTTTCCTGATACAGGAGAAGATATAGCTGAGAAAAGAGCTATAAAAGAAGTTTTACAAGAAGCGGGCATCAAATTTATGTCTAAAGGTGGATTAGTAAAATCTGGTAAACCAAAACTTGCTAAAAAAGGTTGGAGATAATGGCAAAACTTTGTGCAAAAGGAAAAGCAGCTGCGAAAAGAAAATTCAAAGTATATCCTTCTGCATATGCTAACATGTATGCCTCTGGAGTTTGTTCTGGTAAAATAAAACCAGGTGGCAGAAAAAAAGCTAAAGACGGTGGAATGATGAGAGCTGGTTTAGCTAGAAGGAAAAGATGTGCGTAGTTATTATTCAGAAGGTGGTTTAAGAAAATGGGTAGCAGAGAAATGGGTAGACATTGGAGCTCCGAAGAAGAACGGGAAGTATCAACCTTGCGGGAGAAGCAAGGGGGAGAAAAGAAAATATCCAAAGTGCGTACCACTTGCAAAAGCCACACGGATGACAAGCTCGCAAAAGGCGAGTGCTGTCAGACGAAAAAGACAAGCGGGTAATAAAGGACCTAAACCAACTAACGTTAAAACATATGTTTAGAAGACAATTTGCATCAGGAAGTAAATCGCCAGCATGGCAAAGAAAAGAAGGTAAGTCTGAGTCCGGTGGCCTGAACCGTAAAGGCATTGCATCTTATAGAGCAGCTAATCCTGGATCAAAATTATCAATGGCAGTAACTACTAAACCATCTAAATTAAAGAAAGGTTCTAAAGCTTCTAACAGAAGAAAGAGTTTTTGCGCGAGGATGAAGGGGATGAAGAAAAGATTAACTTCAGCTAAAACAGCCAGGGATCCGGATTCAAGAATTAATAAATCTTTAAGAAAATGGAACTGCTAATGTTCGATAGATTTATGTACAAAATTTTAGGTAAACTTGACTTCTTATTTGAGGTTGCTATACCTAGTACCTATGAGAGACTCAAAAAAATTAGAATCTTTTCTAAAAGAAAAAGAACTAAAAGATAAACAACAGGACTTATTTCGAAACCTTAAAACGGAAGTAGAAACAGGTGCGAATGGAACACAAAAATACGTAATCAAGAAAGGTATAAATAAAGGTAAAATAGCTGATGTTAAATGAAGAATTAATTATATTAAATAAAATACAAAAATATTTAAAAGAATCCTATCAAAGTATTGGTGATAACATGATTGGTGGTGGTATTGACAATATGGAAAAATACAAGTATATGATGGGACAGGCACATGCCTATTTAAGAATATCTCAGGAAATCTCTAACCTGCTAAAACCAAAGGAGCAAAAAAATGATACTGAAAGAGAACAACCAGAAAACGTCGTCCAATTCGGACCAAAAGATTAAACCAGCACTTCTTGATAAATACGATGAAATTGATCAAAAAGAAATTGATGGTTATGAACGTTTAAAAACAAAAGAATCAGATAAATTACCTAAACCAACTGGATGGAGATTAGTTGTACTTCCTTTTAAGATGAAGGAAAAAACTAAAGGTGGATTATATCTTGGACAAGAAACAATAGAGCGACAACAAATCGGTTCTACTTGTGGACTTGTTCTTGCTATGGGCCCACATTGTTATGACAAAGAAAAATTTCCAGAAGGACCTTGGTGTAAAAAAGGCGATTGGGTAATTTTTGCAAGATATGCTGGATCAAGAATCCAGATAGATGGCGGGGAAGTTAGAATGCTAAATGACGATGAAGTTTTAGCAACCATCGATAATCCCGAAGATATACTTCATCAATATTAACATAGTAATACTAGGAGGAAACTATGCCGGATAACGAAGAAAATAAAACTGTCGATATCGATACATCTGGTCCTGAAGTTGATGTAGAATTAGAAAATGAATCTACTGAAAACGAAACACCAGAAATAGAAACAGCGCAAGCTGAAGAAACAAAAACTGAGGTTGTTGAACAACCAGAAGAAAAAATAGAAACAAAAGAAACTCCAAAAGAAGATGAGTTAGAAAAATATTCTGAAAGTGTTCAGAAGAGAATTGCTAAACTTACTAAAAAATGGAGAGAAGCTGAGAGACAAAAAGAGGAAGCTTTACATTATGCTAAATCAGTTTTAACTGAAAAAGAAAAAGCAGAACAAAAACTTTCTAAAATAGAACCAAGCTTCTTAAAAACTACTGAAGATGGAATTAAATCTGGTTTAGAATCTGCTAAAGCAAAATTAGCTGCAGCAAGAGAAGCTGGAGATATTAATGCTGAAGTAGAAGCTCAATCTTTAATTTCAGAATATGCTTATAAACAAGCTAAGTTTATGGAAGCAAAAGCTGAACAAGAAGAGTTTAACAAGCAAAGAGAAATGCAAGTTAAAACTCCTGAAATCAATTTAAATAGACAAGAAGTAGCTCAAGGAACTCCTGATCCTAAAGCTGAATCATGGGCATCTAAGAATACATGGTTTGGTCAGGACGCAGCAATGACTTATACTGCTTTTGATTTACATAAAAAATTGACGGAACAAGAAGGTTTTGACCCATCAAGTGATGAATATTATTCTGAAATTGATAAGAGAATAAGACTTGAATTTCCGCACAAATTTGCTACAATTGAGAATAAGGAAACGACCAAGCCTGTACAAACTGTTGCTTCGGCAAAAAGAAGTACAAAAACTGGTCGCAGAACTGTGAGGCTCACACCATCACAGGTAGCAATAGCTAAAAAATTAGGTGTGCCACTCGAAGAGTATGCGAAACAATTAAATATCACGAAGGAGGTATAAGCATATGGAAGATAATAACGATAACAGAACCTCGCGTGCGAGTCAGACTAGAGAAAAAACTTCTAAACCAAAAGTCTGGTCTCCACCATCATCTTTAGATGCACCACCTGCGCCAACAGGTTTTGTACATAGATGGATAAGAACTGAAACTTTAGGATTCCAAGACACTAAGAATGTCGCTGGAAGAATAAGATCAGGATATGAATTAGTTAGATCTGATGAATATCCAGATTCAGATTATCCAATTGTTGAAGACGGCAAATACGCAGGAGTGATCGGAGTTGGCGGCCTTGTGCTGGCAAGGGTACCGGAAGAGATCGCAAAACAACGTTCTGACTATTACAAACGTCAGGCTCAAGAAAACGTTGAGGCAGTAGATAACGATCTTATGAAGGAACAGCACCCAAGTATGCCTATCAATATTGATAGACAAACTCGTGTAACTTTTGGTGGTACTAAGAAATCCTAATTACAGAATTTCTAAAACCAACAGAGTACACTTAAACTAATAATGTCTAAGGAGGACAACTACTATGGCAAATAAAGATGCTGCTTTCGGTCTAAGACCGATTGGAAAAGTAGGT